TTGTTGGACTTTTCCCTGCAACACTCTCCCAACACGGCCTACAGAACCTACCATCCCATTTTGCGACATTTCATCCGCTACGTGGGGGACATTGATATCGCTGCCGTCACGCCGGAGATGCTCAAAAAGTTTCTAGCCTATATTCAGACGGAATATGTACCTCAGCGTATCCCGACCAGTACCCGTCAGGGTGAGCGCCTAAGCGGATACTCGGTGGATAATCACTGGAAAGCGCTGCGTTCGTTCTTTCGCTGGTGTGCTGCAACGAAACTGATCAAGCACAATCCCGCTTTGGAATTGCCCCGTCCGCACTTTGCCAGGCCGGAAATTCAACCCTTCAGCAAAGAGGAAATCTCTCGCTTGATCTATCATGCTCAGTATGCGAAGACCAGACGCGGAGATCGAATCGTTGCCAAAAAGCGCGGCAAGGCCAAGCGCGACCTGGCCATTGTGCTGCTCCTCCTGGATACCGGCATTCGCCTGGGCGAGCTTGCCCGGCTGCGGATCGGAGATGTCAACCTGGAAACCGGCGAAATCCGCGTTGCTCCTTACGGCACCGGGCGCAAGACCAAAGCACGCACGATCCCGATCGGCAAGAAAACCCGCAGAGCCTTGTGGCACTATATAAACTCTCTCGAAGACGACGATCCGGCTTTACCGCTATTCGGGCTAAGGCCCCAGTACATCCGCCAGATCATACTCAGTATCGGGAAAAGCGCCGAAGTCCCCCATACTCACCCCCATCGCTTCCGTCATACATTTGCAATCGAGTACTTGCGCAACGGTGGGGATGTTTTCACGCTCCAGCGCATACTCGGTCACTCATCGTTGGCAATGGTAGAGCGATATTTGCAACTTTCGCAGGTTGATCTCAAAGAAGCCCATCGCCGGGCAAGCCCGGTGGATAAGTTCTAAGACCACCCGAACAAATCCCAGTAGTAGCGCATCCAGGATGTTCCGGTTGCACGCGCTGTTATGCCGATGCGTGAAGGTGTCCAGGTAAAAGAAGGCGAGTTTGGTAAACATACGCGCCCCGCCCAATTGGTCGTGTACACAGCCTGCCAATCAGACCATAGAGAACCGGACGGATACAACACAATTGGTGCCGGCGGAAGGAAGAACAAAGTGGCGGATGCGGTTTCGGTTGGTGTGCCCCCACCTACCCGCGAACGCGCCAAAAGCCGAATGCCATCATTGTACTGCCAAACAAGTTCAGCGTAATTGTTGTCTGTGCCATCGTCAACGCGCAATCCGACTTCGTTCCCGTTGACGCCTGTCTCCATTCCGCATATCGAGACGATGGCGAAAAATGTGGATGGCGCGCTACGGCAGAAGAAAACCCTAGAAGCACTTGTAAATCCGCTAATGTTCAAGTATGTGCCATAACTAACAAGAACGCTCGGCGGCGTCACAAACGGACTCCCCGCCCAGGACCATCCCGATGGGATGGTAGTGGTGAAGTCCTCGATGTTGGCCGGGCGGTAATAGCCCGAAAAGCGCATGTCGTCCGCGGTCGGAATGCGCCCGGTTATCTGCCCTATCTTACTCTCCGCCTGCAAATCGCTGTAAGCAGAGAACCGATCCGTGCTGATCGTCCCCGTTGTGATTTTGCTTGCGTCTAAATCTGGAATACGTGCAGTGTCGAACACCCCACTCGTTACATCCGACGCGCTGTGGGTATGCGCAGACGGTGGAAACTGGGATGGCTTTCCGGTCACTCCGCCCCACGGGACACTTTCCGCAGAATCGACAACTCCGTTGTTGTTGGTGTCGTAAACCGACTTCTGCATGTCGCCGGTGCTGGGACTGACCCATGTTCCGTCATCCCGCAGCACTTTACCCGATATTGAGCCCGGAGCAGGCACAACCCCATTTTGGCTAGGGCCGAATACCGGAAGCCGTTCGGGGCTAAGGACACCGTCGGTAATCTCCTCCCCTCTATGAGTGTGAGGGATCGGGAAGCGTAAATCAACAATATCCGTATCCGTTCCGCTTTCCTGGATGCTGAATTGCCCGGCATACAAGCGCACGGCTCCCAATACATATGCAGTCCCGGTAGGGATCGATGGAAGGTGAGTCAAACTTAATGTATCGAGATTTACTTCACTTCCTTTGGTTATAACTACATCGCCGCTATTGTCAACTGTGATTAGCACGTAGCATGATTTTCCCACCTCGAGCGGGCAATACTCAGTTAAGTCAAATGTCCCCGAGACCGGCTTATATCCATCCGCCCAGACTAACCCCGGATAAATTGTGATTCTTAACCCACCTAATGGAGTGATTCTTAGAGGCAAAAACTGTCTGAGCTGCATGTACAAAATATCGGTTCCGAACGGGTATTCGTGGTTTTTGGCGTGAGATGGGACGTTATATCTCGGATTCTCGCCGGCCACGGTTCGCGGTGATAAGACCTGCAGCAGCCCGGGTTGAGCCGGATCGTATCCTACCCATACCGGCAGAAACGGCTGCGCAGCCACACGGTTATTGAGTACTTTCAGCACCGTATTATCGACTTGTACATATGCGTACCCATTACCGGCGTCGACAACCCCGGATTTATCTCCCAAAATCGCAGGCACGGCAAACGGTATATCTTGTTTTTTATTAAACATCTTCCGAATTGCACGCTTAAGATCCATCGTCGCTCCTGATCTAAGTAATGTAATCAATATGTTGGCAGATGTTCCAAAGAAATACCGAGTCGATCTCGATCCTTTTAGTCCCTTCCAACCAGACCTGCCAAGTTGTCTTGATTCTGAAATTTGTAACGGGCTCCAGCCCAAAATAACCAATCCAGGTTTGCCCGGTAAACTGCATTGTATTGCTTATGTTAGGATATGCTACTGAAGCTGTTGCCGAGAGCTTATCACCGGTTGTGTTCCCATCTTTGTGCGCTATTATAGTATTCCCAACTAGAGCCTGAATCCCGCGCGGGCTGACGGGATTAGGTTCTAACTGCCCATTGAGTTGTGTTTCGACAACAACTCTCACGTTGACCGGCCAATTGTAAAAATTGGCACCCCCTTTGTACATATTAACCCTGAACCCATGCCAGGAATAAAACCCCGTGTTCCAAGTGCCTTCAACAGAAGCCCAATAATACCCATAATTAGGTGACGACCCATAATTGAAAGTTGCCGGGTTGTAATTAGACCACGGGTGCCCGAGATATTCAAAATATATAGCGTCAAAAGAGAGCACCGGGTCGTTCAGTTCGATTTCAATTCCCCAACAATCTACTCCGCTGGAGTTGTTGAAGTATCCGGTTCGCTGGTAAGGATTTGTTACCGGATTTTTTATCCCGGTTGCGATACGTTGCCCTGTAGCGTTGAGTAAATATACGGTATAAAAATCGTCGTCTTGAGTTTCCACCCAAGCTGCTGCGGGTGACGAACGCGTTAACCACCGGCCGTTAATCATATACATTGTAGGATTATCAGCGTTACTCGGTCGAGCAAAAAACTTATAATACGACCGGACTCGATCCCATCCCGGAATTTGCAAAACCACCTTACTTAGTGCCTGATACGGCCCATTAGCGGACGCATCTGTGCCATCACGGCAAGGCGTGCCGGGTACGGCCGTCATCGGAGGCTCAGAAGGAATTGTAGATGGAATGGGAAAAGGGAAATAACTCCCACCACCCGGTAATACCGGCAAGAGCGGAAAGACCGGGAATAGGTCGGGTTGGAGAGGAATGTTCGATTTTGGGGGCTCAAGCGGAGTCTGAATGGTCTGACTGAGGTTTTTAAATACCTCAGGCTCTCCCACAACACTCATGCGCAACACGCCCTTATTAGGATCGTGTTCTATGGACAACCCACGCGGGACGATCTTCCCCGAGTAAGTTATCTTCCGCGGTGTTTCATCCGCAATTGAAACCGACAGATACTGATTGGGAACCAGTGTGATCAAGCGATTAGCACTTACCAATTCAATAGTAAAGTCGTACTTTCGGTTTTCGCGGTTGTAAATCAGTGAAGCAAGATGGTTTGCCTGTTCCTGATCGCTGAAAAGCAAACGCTCCTTTGTAAGTACTTTCCCCGTCCTTCCGAACACCGAGCCCGGCGCAGATGAAACGATCGGTTTTGACCCCGCTACACCGGACAAATCAACCCTACTCACCTTTGGAGTCTCATAAAAGTCAACCTGTACATGGGTACAGTCGTCTTTACTCAGTGTCATGACGATCGGGATTGAGCCCCTATTCGATTCCAAAATGTAATTCGTATCAATCTGAACAAAAACTCTCCCGTATGGATCACACATGGGAGAAGCTAGAATACTTTCCTCTGCCATCGTTTTGATTTGCTTCCATAAATCCCCACTGGCATCTTGTAGCACAGACGCTTGACGAGTATCTCCACTCAAGAAAACATCCACACAATTTGTAACCGTTGACCGCCAGACAAATAAATGCCATAGTGCTTTATCCACAGTCAATGATTGCATTTCCGTCCATCGCGTTGGTGTATTGCTGACGTTCTCAAGGCCGACCGGGAATCCCATAAGGTTTGAAAGCCAGTGGTGTGTCCCCTTGACACTGAGTATTGCTGTACCGGTTTTATCATCCACCTCACATTCGGACAGATCTACCCATCCAACGGCTACGATATTTTCTGCTCCTACAATTGGACCGATGGATTGAGGTTGATCCTCCGAAAACAAAATGACCTTGTTATTTTCGTACAAATCTACTGCAGATGGTAAACGAATGCTGAATTCAAACCCTCCCCGATCGAAACTGCCATGAAAAGATTCAAGCACAACCTCAACCGCCGGAGAAGTATCACTGTACACATAGACATTTCGATATCCGGTTGAACTCTTGCCATTGCTGGCAGTAACGGTGCATCCAATCAGTATTCGACCCGGTGCAGTGGCCGTCAAAGTCGGTGTAGCCGTATTAGCGTTACTGAGTGTCGCAGGACCACGGATGACACTCCATGAGTAACTGCTAATCGTTGAACCGATTACCCATGATGCGGATGCGTCCAGTTGGGTTGACACACTGCTTCCGGTGAGTTTGAGGACGCGATCCGGACCCAAACAGACTACCGGTGTGAAAGCACTATGTTGGTCTGAGTAAGCGATATCATAGTCCATGTAAGTGGTTGTTCCTACCACTCGCGGGTGGCGAGCCCAGAAGGAAAATTCATCGATCACTGTTAGATATAAGCCGTTCTCCCACGCAATTTCGGAAGTTTCGCCGATATATGCTATCGAGGAGGTCCATGTCTTACGAACACGTACCCGTCCACGATCTCTTCCACCGGGGGTTGTCCCAACCAGAACGGTCATTCCGGGTAGCACATTCGCCAAATTTCCAGAAGCATTATTGTAAGTTACCTGCACAACCTTATCATGAGTGCTAAAACTCTGATTCACCCGGCACTGATACACCACAACCGGTTGATCGATGATCGCGTATAGTCGCGTTGCCAAGCCGTCTGAGCGCAAGATTGCAATTTCTTGTGGGGTTGCCGACCTTGTCATGTTTGTTTCACCAAGTGGGTAAACGTGACGGTGAGTTCTAATCGATCCCGTCTTTTGGACGGATCGCGCTCTTCATTTTCTGGCCAATGTATAATGGCTTGATAGTTAGCATAGGTATCGTCATTGGTCAGTGTACGAATATAGACTACCGATGACGACCCTGGGCAGAATGATTTCAGCTGTTGTCGTTGTTCAGAAGTCAACAATGAAAATATCCATTTACAACTGGGATAACCTCGACCGTACGATCGACCACTCGCCGCAACGATGAGTTCAGGGTAATCGATAAAGATAGCTCGCGGTACGGGTAGTGGCGTACTCAAGGACTCAATGTTGACCATGTCATTTAGAGTGGTACCGATTTTGAAATCCGCCACCTTAACCTCCAAAGGCATCAATCAATGCTCGATCCCGACGACTGAGCAATTTTTCTACTTCATGCATGACTTGCTTCAGCGTCAGGGTTGAGGTCTCGATGTGCATCTGGATAACTTTTCCCGTAGAAGTGAAAGAAGAGGTGAGCAAATTCTTCGTTAAGGAATTAGGAACGATCGATCCATTTGATTCCGGAATAAACAGCTCTGGCCCCTGTTCTCCAACAACGTACGGGATACCTGCCATAACAGGCCCTCCCAGAGCTCTTCCTCGAGGGGGAGATTTTGTTCCCAAAAAAGATTGCACCTGTTGGTTCAACCATTCCTTATAACGAAGAGTCAACTGCATGCCCGCTTGCTGAAGGGCCGCTTGATCGTTCAGCGCCAATGCTCTTAGGATATTGAGTCGGTTTTGCTCAGCAGCGCGAAGTTGTTGCAGTTCGTTTTGATATTGTTGATCGAGTTGTCTCAGTCGTGCTTTTTGACTCTCGTTTAAGCGCTTTAATTCTTCCGCACGCTCTGCGGCAAGTTGCGCCATTCTCAACTGATGTTGTTTACTCAGTTCTTGCATTTGGATTTGGAATTCTTCCCGGCGCCGCTGACGCTGTACAGCAAATTGGGCCTCCATTTCACTAATCTGCCTGGCAAAATCCTCGGAACGCCTGGCGGCCTGAATACGATATTGTTCTTCCTCTTCCTGTCGGCGGCGTTCATAGGACCGTTGTTCACGGATGATCCCAAGAGCGTCTCGCGCATCGATCAACTCTTGCAACCGGTCTTCATGTTCGGTCTGTAGCTGCCGCAAGCGGCGCTGATGATCTTCTTCCGCCCGTTGTACTTCGACCTGATAGGACCGAGCAACCTTCAAGCGATTTTGATAATAATCTTGCTCAGCCTGTCTTTCGGCTTGTGCGTATGCTTGCATGATCTTCCGCCGCTGTTCCGCATACTGAGCAATCAATGCATTTCGCGAAGCTTCATAACGGCGTTCAACTTCAAGCCGCTGGTTGGCAAATTCTGCAATGATCCTACTGCGTTCAACTTGATATTGTTGTTCAACCATGACCCGCTGGCGTTGAGCTTGTTCATAAGCCTCGTACGCCTCGAGTTGTTGTTGCGTAACCACGGTATCACGCTGAACAGCCGTAATGTGATCATTGATCGCGCCGGTCAGCCTCCCAACGGCCAATGCCCACTCCCTGGCGCGATCCTCACTAAATAATCGTCCCGCATAATAGCCGAGAATCGTAGCCAATTGTGCCGGTGCCGCTTGCAGATTGCGCTGCGCGCCAAACTCTGTCCGCGCTAACGCACTGTAACCCGCAGCCGCAGTTGCCCCAACTGCTGCAGTAACTGCCACATATGGATTAAGTAGACCAAGACGACTAACAGCTCCTCCAACCCCTCCCAAAATCGCCGGCAGATTTAATGCCTTGACAACCCCCACTAACATCGTGATCTGCCCGACGATCTGGGTTAATCCGCCGATCGCTGCAAAACCACCTCCGATCAAAACGGCTGCCTTGACCAGCTCGGGATTTCGTTCGATCACATCAGCAATCTTATTTACCAATTCCGCTGCTATACGCAATGCCGGCAATAATTGCTCAGTAGCTACTGCGCCAATTCGCAAAAACGACTGCTGTATATCATTTTGCGCCTTTTGCCACGCCATGGCAGCAGTACTGAATGGACTGGTGGAAATATACGCTTGAGCAGAACCAAATATCGGCGATAATATTGATCTGCCAAACCGTTGAAATGCCCCGCCAACTTGGTTTAATTTTTCGCCAATGTCCCGTAGGTTAAATAGGTTGTCCCGAATATCACGTGAGCTGTTCGCCATACCGCGCATGGCTACTTCAGCTTTTCTTGCCTGTTGATCAAGTTCTACCAATTCCCGTGTTACATCTTCCAATTCCCTTTCCAGTTCGTTAATATCTTTCCCAACCGCTTTGTTAAGTTTCATCGTCTCTTGAAGTGCCTTAACCCGCCGTTGTAGCTCTTCAACGCGGCTCTGCACTTTTTTCATATCATCATTGACCTTCGCAGCATCAGAACCGAAGATCAACAAGAGTCTTAATTGCTTTTCATCCATATTTCACCTATACTAGAAGTATGTACAGCAGTTGGTTTAAGAACGAACCACAGGATGATGATCAAGTTGGAGTCCACAGTACAAACGCCGGAACGATTTGGTTTGGTTCCTTGTTGATTACGTCGTTCCTTCTTGTGGGACTTGCCGTATATTTCCCAAATCCGGGTATTCTCATTGCTTTATGCTGCTTACCTCCGTCTGCCATCATTCACACCCTCTGGGCACTTAAGTTACTCCATCTCTTGTAACTGCTGCCGGCGCAATTTCTCACCAATTGCCTTTAGCCGTAACACAGCCCTTAACAAATCATCCGGTTGATTGAGGATGGTTTGGATGTCCCATTTCCATTCAATAGCCTCTAGTACCAGCAAAATATCCAGCGCCTGACCGAGAACACAATCGGGGATTTCCTTTAAGCCAAACCATTCATCCGGAAAATCCCCCGCAGATGTAGAACAATAAAATCGCTCTAATTGCCTGACGACTTCTAGAATTTTTTTTCCGAGGTCTGTTCCTCAACCTGTAATGCCCAGCCGGGATTTTCCTCGATAACCGCTTGCAACCAAGCTTCGCCGATTTCATACGGCAAGCTGCAAAATTCTTGGGGGGTAAGTTCCTTCACGGATTTTGTTTGGCCGTCGATCTCCACCGTACCCTGGGTGCACGCCACGCAACGTGGATAGATCATCACGGCTACGGCTCGTTCTGCATCGCTCCGATAGGTATGCTCTGCAGCCTTATTGGCCAACAGCGCTTGATCCATCGCATCGGCTACCGTTGCGTGGCGTACGATCAAATCTACTGTTACCCGGTCAACCGTCATTTGTACGATCATCCGGCAACCTCGCGTAGAACAACAATCACATCGTTGTTGGCCGGTGCAGTCGTGAAGGTGATCCCGGTAACCGTCTTGGTCAGACCCGCAGTAACTTCTACACCGTTCTTCCAGACCTTGATCCCATCGGTCGACACTGCCGGGAAGTTCGCCGGGAAGTTGAAGGATGTCGTAGTACCGTCTCCCAGATACGAAGCAATTCGCAAGGGGTAATTGCTCCAAACTTCCAAGATTTGGGCCTCCAAAAAGCCTTCGGTACTGTTCGAGAACTCCACACCCCATAGGTGTCTGCGTACCCGATTGGGTGCCACCTGATACTGAGTAACCGCTTTGTCTGCGCCCATACCCGGAGTCTTGCGAACCACTTGTGCTGAGGGGATGATGAAACTATGCCAGTAGGTCTTGCCGGTATCCAGGCCCTTCGCGGCTTGATAGAGCAGCAGTGCTACGCGGGGTTCGAACCCTTGTTTATCGGTCGCAACACCCACCACAGTGGCCTCTCCAACGGTGGCTACTTTCGTTCCGTCCAGCAACGCCGCCAGTACCGGGTCGGCCGCCTCGACGTTTAACCTGGCGTCTACACCTTCCTGCGGTGGGAGATAAACAACCTGGGTGATGCCGTCCTCTCCAAGACCGGTCAGCTTACGCGCATCCGGAATCGTCAGGTCGAATGCCGTTGCTCCCTTGAACTGTATCCCCTCATAAGCAGTAGTACCGCTGGCTTTGGGGTACCCGTTGCTATCCAGCTCGTAGACGCATGCATAACGCAATCCGTAATTCAGAGTTCTCTCAATCGGCGCTGTCATCTTCCTTCACTCCTTCTTGTAGAATTTCGATTACCGGGCGGGAGAAACCCGCACAGTCACAAAAGTACCGAATTACCCCTTTTTCTTCGTAGTGAGGGTCCAGTGGCTTACCACACAACGGACAGGATCTAGATTCGTTGAATTTCGGTTTCATGAGACTTCCTGCATCAAAATTAATCCATCATAGACCATTGCACTCCAACCACGCTCGTGGCGTATCCAGACTCGCTGGGCACTCTCGACTTTGATGCCGATTACCTCAATGCGTTCTCCACTACTCAGTATGCCGAGGGGCGCATGGCTTGTAGACGGTCCGCTTCTGATATTAACCCGGGATACAGCACGCAACATTACCGGTGCGCGCCGGGCAGGTTCGCCGTTTTGCTCCTCCGGGGAGGGCCTTCCGTAGCGGGCCAACAATTCATCCACCGTTCCGTTGTACCAATTCAAATCAATTTGCGCGCTCGATACGCCGTATTGTTTCCCATCACCGCGGTCCGTATATTGCCAGAACAGCCAATCTTTCCACGGGGCCGGAACGATGGGCTTCGATACCCGATAATGCGCAATCCACAGTGGACACTCTGCCCAGGACGCGGCATCGCTGCCGTATTCGTGCCAATAGCCCGGTGAAGTGTAAACCATGCAAACCCTGCCGGTATTTTCCTCGACGATATCGACGAATTCCCTTGCGGCCACAATCGCTATTCGCTGTAGCGGTGCTTTTCTTCGCTCCTCGTAGTCCAGCACCGGTTCGATATCCGGTGGGTAATCCTGAATAAGCTTGGCGAAGTAGCGAGCCTGTTTGTCTGCCGGCGTCGTCCAATCCAAATAGTGATACATACCCACCAGCAAGCCGGCTTGTTTAGCAGCCTGATAGTTGACGACAAAGCGCCTATCCGTCCACTCCGCCTGGCTGGCTTTGAGAAACACGAAGTTAGCACCGGCCTCTTTCATCCGGGCAAAATCGATCTCGCCTTGCCAGTGGCTCACATCACAGCCTAAAGCGTTCATCTCACAACCTGCAAGATCTGAGTGATCAACCAAATCAAAACGGTTGATCCCAGAATACCACCCAGCCACGCCATCAACCGGTTTGCCTGGTCGAGCCTGGTCACGATGCGTGTAAGGTCGTCAATGCGCCTGTCATGCTCCTCGAGTTTGCGCCAGGCAGCATCCAGACGGTTTTCAAGCAACGGATGGCTGCCGGCTTCATGGTTCTCTAACCTGCGCACACGGGCTTCAATGTCTTTGAGCATTGTTTTGATCTCCACAACGTCGGCTGCAACTTGGTCAAGACGTGCAGATAAAGCAGATATCTGACGCTGGAGACTGATGTTGCTAACCCGTTCTTCAGCGGTCATGCTACCCTCGAGTAACGGCACTGCGGACGGCATCATATACACCACTGGCAATCAGGCCAAGTGCCAGGCCGTATACCACGGCTCCGAACCATTCAGCAAATGTAACAAGCGGGAAAACGCTGTACTGATACAACACACCCAGTACAATCCCCACCAGCATACTGAGTAGCTGGAGCGCCTTGCCGGACAAACCTAAACGCTTGGACCACTCCACAAGGCCCAGAACCACTAACACCAATGGTATTCCGTTTATCATTGCTTCGCTGATGATCTCCATACTTCACCTCACTTCATTCGTAAAATGCAATCGAGATCGGGACGATTGTCGTAATGGCAATCCTGAATTCGATCCCTACATAGCTTTGACCTGCATAGTTCAAGACCTGGATGCCATTATCGCCCAACCAGACAACCTTCTTTACCCAGGGCAAGGTAGAATCCTTCGTCCCCCGCCCGAGCAAGGGATGCGACAAAAATACATCGCGTACACTTGTCAAAAACGGCTCGGCCGACTTTTCCGCTTCGCCATCAATACCCTGAAAGATCGGTTTGACGTACAACCGCATGAGCCAGGTACGGGTCTCTTCGGCCAAGATCTCACCGATCGGGGCAACCGTTGCCGAACCGGCAAACGTGCAAAAGATCGGCAAATCCGAATCGGCCAGCGATTGAGGCGCCCATAGATAAGCCCGTTTGATGCCGCTTATTGTCTTTTGGATATCTACTAGCCGCTGTTGGATATCACTCATAACACAACCCGTTTGTATGGTTTCAACATTAGCTGCACACGCTCCGGCAAGGCCTTGGTGTACTGCAACATGCCCAGTTCGGCTACCCCAATGCTGTCCGTCAAACCGGATTTGATCTCTTTGTAAAAGCGCACACTCAGCAATGTGGCAGCATTCACCAGGTCATCCGGAAGAGGCGAGAAACCCCCGGTGAAGGCAATCTTTACCCACACCTTTCCTTTTCCATCTACACCGTGGTACAGTACCGAATTCTTGAATACTTCAGCATGAGCAGGATTGAGCTCGCGCCAGTCCTCTCGGGCCGAAATCCGATAAGCCAGATAAGAGACGTTCTCGATAACCGGTTTGGGCGGCCAGCACCACAAAACCCCATCAGAGGAGATCAATCCTTGTAGGAGTACATCGGAAAGCGTCTCCCGCACAAAATAGTTATCACCCCCTCCGCAATACCGGTCAATAGCCCGACTTGCCTGGGTGATCAACTCGGTAAGCAGGACATCATCCGCGTTTTCGCCGCTGCCGAGTGCGCGCTTGACTGCCGCGATCGTTGTGTAATCCATTCGTTACCTGCTCCACCACAACATACTCAGTATCGAGGGGTGCGATTACCCCGGTGTCGATCATGCTTTCTGCAAGATCTTCGGGCAATTCAATCTGCCCGTTTTCGACATAGGCAACGAAATCGCCTCGGCCGACGCTGTACAGGTTCCCCAATACCCGGTACTTCATAAAACCTCAACCAGGGGGAGAGACCCTTCCGAGCCCCTCCCCATTACCAAATTAGCCGTTGCCGATATTGGTGATGATCCCGATGGAGGGTGGGAAGTAGTGGGCAAACACGCCGTCGAAGTAGACGCCCGATTCGTACTTCCGCGTGCGCTGCGGCCATTCGATCTGATAGTAATCCTGACGCAAACGCATCTCCATCACATTGGGTACACCGTTCAAAGGATACGGCAGCTGCTCCGTTACCGCCAGTAGCGTGCCGGGCGGCATATTCGGGTGGATCTCCAGCGGCACTTCCGGCGCAACACCCATTGCAAAGCGGTTGAGTAAGCTCTTCACCCGCATGCCGGCAGTGAACTCCGAACCGGTTACATAGGGAATCTGCGCAGCAGACGCAGTCAGAACTTTCTTGGTGATGTTATCCGCTTCCTGAGCGTTGACGTAAATGCGCGTCGGAGATATCCGGTAATTGTCCCACATCCAGCGGAACATTTCGTTGATCTCCTCGATACCGCCATCGCCGGACGCTGTGAGGGGCGTACCGCTGCCGGGCGTGCCGGTGGGCATATTTTTGATGTAGGCGCCCGAACCGCTTGCCCAGGCCTGATACAAAATGCCATCGTAACTGAGCAAATTCCTGGAGTTGTCGGCAGTAATCTCGCTGGCATTCTGACGGCCAGAGGTCTGCAAACTGGTCAGGACCACACTGTTAATCGTGGTAATCGCCTGTAAAAGCTCGTTGCCACTGGTCCCGACATACCAGGCGTATGCCACCGCGCCGGGCACAACCGGGACGCTGGCTTTGATGACATTGGTTGAACCGGTCAGCACGCCGGTGCTGGTTGGGCTGGATTTATTGGATGAACCACCGCCGTAGGTAAACGCCGAACCGCCACCGGCCGGGGTAACGCTGACTTGTCCGACTACACCACCGGTTACGGAGGACGCCAGGTAACCGTACAGAGTCAAAGCCACCACGATCACATTGTACGTACCGGCAGGAATAGAGCCTCCCGTGCTATCGGTGGTTACCGTGGGGGCGTCCGGCGTTCCCAAAGCAACCGAATAGTTGCCTCCCAAATCGGCAAGTTCCTCTTCGATCATCGTTGCCCAAAGCAACCGCTGTGCCTGAGTAGCGCGAATGTCTTCAAACCCCACCGCTGCACGTTCGGCTTCGAAAGTAATGCTATCCTCAAGGCCGAGGGTACGATAAGGAGCGCTTTTATCCACCACTTGCGTGGTAATCACGCCGTTCCGCTCGCCTTCCGGCACAAACCCTCGCAAGCCGGCCGTATTGATCCCAATAACCGCTTTCCAGTTGGTTGACGTACCGCCACCGCCGGAAACCCGCGGGGTGCGGTTGCGAATGGGAGTCAGAACCGGGAACAGATTCTTGGCCGGCGCTTGCAGGTCATAGGCAACCAGCCCGGTTGCTTGGGTGACCCCCGCCTTTTTCAGCGCGTTTGGGTCCATTGGTTGAGCAAGTGCCTTCTTGAATTCGGCAATTGCTTGTTGGGTCAATTGAGACAGATTTTCGATCATAACAAACTCCTTACGACTTGGTTTGAATGGCTTGAATTTCCAGGCGCGCAATTTCATTACGCAACGCCTGCTGTGCCAGCGGATCGGTTACCGATTGCAAAGCCGCTTTCAAAACCTCGGCTTTCTGCAGTGCCGCGCTGGCCTGCGGCGTCAATGATCCGATTTCACGCAAAACCGGCCCGCTTGCGCCGCGTTTGCTGAGGGCTTCCACTTCAAGAGCCAGTTTCGCCACATCTCGCACAAGCTGCTCGATTTGACTCTTGGACTTCGCCATCCCGCGAATGCGAGCGCTCAGCTGCATATCGGATCCAACCCGCTCGATCAATCCGAATTCGGCGAGGATGGATAAGACGATCTCACGCACATCATCAGCCGTCAGCGTTTTGGGCTGCTCTTCAGCCACCTGCTCTTCCCCGTCCTCCGGGGTTTCTTCGCTTTCGACTGCATCCTCTGCGTTCCCGCTGTCGTCCTCACTCGCCGTGGATCGTTCTTCCAGCATCGCGACAATCTCTTCGGCAATTTCCTGGATTTTTTCTTCATCCAGTTCCTTGCCCTCATCTTGTTTGAGTAGTTTCAAAATCCGTTCTTTCATCGCAACTCCCTTCATACTGAGTATTGGTGTAACAATTCGACTGCCATCCGCTTTGATGACTTCGAAAGTTGCCCCGGGTATGCAGGGCAGATCTACCAGTGATATCTCATTCGGGATGGCTTCATAGCGCACATAACCTTTGTTTATCGGGTCTTCCCAACGTTCGCCATATCGGCCGCCGATGGAAAAACCGGTAAATACGCCCTCTACTACCTTTTGCCAGGCTTCGCTGTCCACGACTTTTACCCCGACCCGGATGGCCTTCGCCGCATCATCGAAAATCATCTTGATGACTTTGCCAACCGCCCTGGTGGTATGGCTGTCGCGGACGTTGCCGTAGGACCTGCCGCGGCTGGCTTTCTGCACCCGTTTCGACCACGCCCAAAAGTGTGGCTTCGATTTGGCGTAGTCCATGATCTCCCCGCTCATATCAGGCTGTTCGATTGCAGCCACTCCCCAGACTTCACGGCGCGCCTCGATGACCTTTTGCAGCGGGATGAAATAGGATAGGCTTTTTTCCGCTTCGTTTTCGTTCGTGGCTTCCTCGAACTCAAGCGGTTGGTAGTCATGATCCCTCAACCACTGCCGTGCCTCTTCGGCGCTAAACTTATCCGCATCAAAGCGGATCGCCTGCAAAGTTAATGAGTCCTCGCCCTTTAACCTACCGAAAATAGCATGAATACCTTCTCCAAATTTATCGTTGACCCGCCGGAATGAATCCTCTTCAAAGCGGCTTGGATCAACCAGCCTAGCAGCATGTTCGTTTGGATATGGCATACTCAAACCTCCAAAACAAAAACCGGCGAGACTAAGTAATCCCATGACTTGGGTATCACTTACTCTCGCCGGCTCTACCGGACTCGTTGAGAGTGTTACTGCTTGCCTATCCGGGCTCTACCACAGAATCGGCTCACAGCCTGCGCTTCCGCGCTCGTTTGTTGTTTGTATTATAGAACAGATTCACTACGAAAGTCAAGCCTTTTTAATTTGATCGATGATTTTATCCACTGCTTCCTCGAACAACTTAGCAATCCTGTCCCGTGTCCGATCCAGCGCCGGCTCGAAATACGGATGGGGTTTCGTTCCCGATCTGCGAATCTTTGCCCATACGGCCCGCGCCGCTTGGCGATTCTCGTCAATCTGTTTGGCCTTGCTCCCCAATCGTTTCCCCGTTCGTACTGAGTATGTGGCGGCTAACTGTTTGATTCTCACCCACTCATAAAGAGGCTGTCCGGGTTCGGTGATCGACAAGGGCGGCGTGTGCGGTTTCGAGCCGTATTCAACGGCTCTGGCGTACGGCAAACCGCGCCCGGCGCCGACTTCGACAAAGATGGCATCTTTTGTAACTTGCACTTCACTCGAGGACACGCTGGCACGCAAATCGCCGGTGGCTACGCTGTCGTTGTCGGTCAGGTTTTGCTTGATCTGGCCTTCCAGCAATTTGCCCGCTTGTCCCATCGCGTTCCAAATTGGAACGTAGATTTGGTCATTGAGATTAGATGTCTTCCCAACGAATTTCAAAATCTCATCCAATCCTTCAATGCGTAAAACTTTCATTGACAATCCACCTAAAAATTGTTATTATAGATATGGCGAGGATGTAGTCCGGACGAGCATACCGCGAAAGCGGAAGACTGGGGAGTTTCCGGCCCCCAGGCGCCAACCCCGAAAGGGGTTTTTTATTACCATTTATCAACCTGTCTTTTTTCTCTAACATAAAGTGATCGAACCTTCCCGTCAACCACCGGGACAACAAGATATGACTTCGGAGACCATTCCCGATAATAAACGATCGCGCCCCGTCTCAATTTCATCCCCTCATAATTGCCTTGAAGGATTTGCTCAAGCATGGTTTCTGCCCGCTTCAGATCTTTTATCTGCGGTGGCTTCCCTTCATAACCCGTAAAGTGCCGTCGAATATAATGCCAGCGCCGTTCACCGGATATCATAAAACCGTTGATTTGTGTCACAGTTTGCCAATCAGTCAGTTCCTGAATGCTGTTCCTCCGGTTATCTCGCAACGGATGATCCGCCGGCAGATACTTCACATCATCCAACGTCACCGGCGCAACTGCACAACGACAATGCGGATGACGCGGCGGTAACCCGTCACCGAATTTGGGATCCACATAAAACGTTTCACCCAAACGCACAACTTTATTGTGCAACTCACGGCATTTCGGACAGGCACCGGTTTGCCCATCCAGCCAGCGCATTCCTCGCACCACCCCGCTTTCCTGGTAACCTAACTTTGCACCCTGCGCATGTGCACGGATCACCTCTGTGCGCGCGATTCGGGTTGCCCGCCATTCCGGGAAAATAGTTTGATCCGGCTCTTCGTGCAGATGAGCAATCTCATCACGGATTTGGTAGATCGTTTTGCCCTCGCTCAATCCAGCAGTGATGATCTGTGAGATACCGGTTTGTATATCGGGCAGGATCCCTGCAACCAGCTTCCCTGCGTTCTGACGCGCCCACTCCAGCGCCGCCGGGCTGCTGCCACCCGTCCCCCCGATACTGAGTATCAAGAGGGAAGTCTTGTACCTGCTCTCGCAGTTGCCACCCGACGAACAAAGGCGGTATCTTGAATTGTTGCGTTTCGAAGTGGAGCGTCAAAAGTCCTCCTTCAAGACCAAATCGCCGAGCCGGAAAGAGAAACCGGCTCAAAGCGTGTTAATAGATAATAGAACATAATTTCTATTTACAGTTAACTGAGGTGGAAAATGCGAAAATAGCAGAAGCTCATGTTGTCAACAACCCATTTATACGTTTGCAGAGGATAAATAGAGAGTGCAAAAGAAATATTCGTACCATCAACCTTAGAAGGTTAAATTAGCCGAAGCCATGAATATCAACCTACCGCTGAGATTCGCGGGTTCGAATCCCGTCGCCCACTCTAATAATTTCAAATACCGCCACGCAGATGGCGGTATTCATGTCTTTGCATACGCTCACGCGAATCGCAACCTCAAACTGCACGTTTTTTAGTCTACCCAAGCCATTAGGCTCAACCACAGCATGCTCTAACCTGTGTTCAACTTTCTCCCTTGGTCACTAATCTTTCGGCACAATCCTTGCAATTTCCGTGAGCGGTTAGAAACACCTTGCGACTACATTACAGTTTCGCAAGGAGTGGTACTTCTCCAGGCAAAACTCACTATAATTTTATGAAAACCATCCCCTTTAAGGGCATCCGTGGCTTTTAAGGCATTCCCCTTTTCTATTCCATAAATCAGGCGCAAGTCATGGGAACACCGAAAACCATCCTCTATGTCGAAGATAACCTGGATAATCGCACCCTTGTGCGGCGGCTGCTGCAAGCCAGCGGTTATAACGTACTTGAGGCCGCCAATGCTACCGAGGCGCTCAGGATCCTTGAAGCCCACCGTCCGGACCTGATTCTTATGGACATCAACATGCCGGATATTGACGGTTACACCCTCACCCGCACCATCAAATCCCAGGAGCACTTGCATGGGGTGCCGGTCGTAGCACTAACCGCCAATGTAATGCGCGGGGATAAAGAGCGTACCCTTCAAGCGGGTTGTGATGGTTATATCGAAAAACCTATTGATGTAGACCGCTTCCTCGACCAGATCGCCGAATTTCTTCTAAACGGCCACAGGGAGTAG